GGGACCCGGTCCATATTCATTTAATTTTTTTGTATCTAAAAAATATAATTTACTATCGTCACCTACAAAATAAGGAATTTTACGTTCCGCCGCTGGTTTAGCTTTTTCTAATTCATGTTCTTTAATAAAAGGTGCTCTACCTTCTGGAGTAGAAGGAGGTTTCCTATAAATATTTCTATCAGGATATTTTGCTTGAACCTTTGCTAACCCCTCATCTTCATCAACAACTTTGTTAACATTAGCAAATTGTTTATTATTTAGTTGTTGAGCATGTGCTAATTTTTGATTATCTAAAGTGATATTTGAAAGTTTATCAGATAAAAGAATATTAGCGTTTTGATCTCCTTCAGCCGTACGATTTATTAAACTATTTATTTCGTTATAGGATTTAGAATTAGGTTGTAAAGATTCATAAGCAATTTGGTCAATCTCTGGAAAATTATTAGCCATAAAGTTTTTACCAGATTTACTTAATCCTGTTGAAGCAACTTCAGGTACTACTTGTTTAGCAGTTGTCTTAAGAGCTTTTTTACTACCTTTTGTAACAGCTTTTTTTATACCTTTTGTTGCAGTTTCGGCAAAAGTTGAAACTACTCCCATGTTGACCTCCTATTTCTTATTAGGGTTATTATATCTACTTCTGCCTTTTGTATTTCCTTTTAATTCTTTTTTATTTTTTCTTTTTTCTTTAAAAGCTTCATTTCTTGCTTTAGCTCTGTCTCTCATAGCTTGCTTTCTTTCGGCTTGACGCTTATCATATGCTGAATCATAACCTTCATAGCTAGTTTTTTTACCAGCTTTTTTAGCAGCTCTATCTTCTTTAAACTGTTTAGTACGTGCTTTAGCAGACTCAGTTATTCTTTTTTTTTGAGCTGCTCTTACGTCAGAAAGCTTAATACCTTTTTTCTTACGTTGTAATGCTGATAATTGAGATTTAGCTTTAACATTACCACTAGCTACTTCTTCTTTCTTTTTGTTAATCTTCTTATTTATTTCGCTGTTAGGATTAACATTTTCAACAACTTTTTGACCTTTTTTAAAAAGATTTTTTATAGTTTTAACAGGTTCAATTTTTAAATTGTTTTTCTTTCTAGCTCCTTTGCCTCTTTGTCCTCTAGCCATGATTATTAAGTGATGTAAAGTTTGTTTTTATTCTTTTTACGTGGTCTCGCACGATTTTTTGAAGCACTTTCTGTTCCATGCTTACCGGGACCTTTCATGTTATGTGAGGCATCCTTACCATCACCATTACCATAGGTACCTAATTTACGATTTAACGCTGTAGCTTTCCTAGCAATTTCATTACCCGGACCATTCTTGTTATATCGTGTTTGTTGTTTAATCCTACGTTTGTTAGCTGCAGGATTAGCATCGTAATATCGTTGTGTTTTACCTTTTGCCATACATCCTCCGAGTTACTAACTCTGGATCTATTTTAGGTATTAACTGATTTAACTTGTCTAATGGGTTACCATCATAGGCTACACCACTAATATCATTGGTTTTTAACCAGTCACAAGCTGCTTTGAGATCTTGTGTGGTAGCCTCACCACTACGAACCCTATTAAGAAATTCGTTAGTGACGAGGTTATGCAGTTCATTAAACTGCTCTTCATTGGCTTTATTCATGCCATTATTTAAATTTATTTAGTAGATACGAATATCTTAGTTTCAATAAGCTCTACTGCCGCATCATCTAACTGATTATCGGTGGTAGCTACTAACTTTTTAAGAACATCCAAGATGAGTCTTTTTACTGAGTCAGACTTAGCAAAAGTTAGAATAATTGGTTTTAGTAAAGTAATCATTTTATTTAGGTGTTAGAATAATCCAAATTTCTTTTTGGGTTTAGGTGGTAATAATGCAGAAATAGGTACAATATCTTGACATAATACTTTCATATCTGAATTAGGATGAAAAGTAAAACCTTTCTGTTGTAACTCTGCACATTTTAATGCTCGAACTAATTCATAGTCGAGTCTCATCTTCTCCTCTTGTCTTTTAGCAATAGATCTACATTGTTTTAAAGCTGTTCGATCTAGCGGAACCATAAAATTAACTTGGAACCCCCAGTTCTCTCCTTTAGTGTAACTCTCTTGCCTAAGACCTCCAAGGTCATCATTCCATGTTCTAGGTTCTGTATGATTACCCATATAGAATGGTGAGAAGGTCATCGTACTTCCGTTGCAACTTATATTAGGACCATAGTATTGTCTACTCTGAGCACCATTATTTTGAAATTGCACCGCTTGGTTGGTAACATTTCCCGTCGCTGCGGCGACTGGATTAGATGTATTGTTCGTTTCGCCTTCGGCGTAAACAGGACTTCCTATTGAGAGAAGACCGATAAGGAAGTAGTAGTAGCGTTTGTGGTGATGTTTCTTGTCACGTCTATCTGCTCTATTACTCCTGCAGCTCTGGTAACCGTCTCTAGCTGGAATGCGTTCCCAGCTGTTTGTATGTCGAATACCGTATCTGTTGCTGCTATTCCTCCAGATGTTGCGGAGGTTGCTGTAACATTGCTTCCAGTCCAGCTGTCTAATTTGCCACCAAACACTTGAGTCTGGATAGTTTCTGTTACAGTTTGAGTTGTTGTTGTCGTACTGTTCATTGATCCTTGGGTGAATTGAGGCGTGACAGTATTTGCTCTCGCTACTGCGGGTGACAACAGAGCTAAGAGTATTAACCATTTTTTCATGCTTTTGATGTAGGTTCTGATTTCTTTGCCATAGGACATTCAAGTGTTTTGCTATTATTACTCTTACCTGTAGTCAAACCGAATGTTGCGAGTGCACCCGTAAAAACGCTGGCGACGAACGTGATATCGCTGTTGCCAGACTTCTTAACCATTGGTATATCTACGTAGTTCATAGTAATAATAAAACCTGACCACACCACTACGCCAAGTCTAACAAAAGTACCTAAGATTTCTATTTGATGTTCCTTATCTTCAGCAACATCTTTTAGTTTACCTATTAGTCCTTTTCTTTTTTCTTCTGGTGGTTTTCCTTCCATTTGTTAATTTTACCTTGAATGAATTTTTGTAGTTTCTTCTTTATTTGATCGAAGAATGGTGTAGCTAGGGTGGTGGTTGCTACTGCTGCCACAGCTGCATAGGTTGCAGTTGCTACTACGTCAGCGGTTGGCAGAGGTAACTGTATATCTAATACAGGTATATCTAACTTAGGTGGGGGTTTAGTTTCAGTTTCAGTTTTTATTTCTTCTGTACCTTCTGGACGTTCAAGATCGCTAGGCGGAACAATTATCATTTTATATGATGGAACGTCAGCTGTAGGTAGAGGGATGGATATTGTCTCTATTGTTGGTGCATTTGGAATGTTTATGGTGGGAAGTTCCATTAATCAGCAGCTTCGGCTGTGTTTGTCTTTGCCCATTCGAGATAGGCTTGATAATCTGTGTTTGCTTCATCAAATGGAATACAAGCTCCATCTTCTTTCCTTATAATAGATGTCTCGGCTCTTCCTTTATCAACTTTAGATTTTTTGTAAGTGTAACTCATAATTCTGAATCTCCTTGTAAATAACCAGCACTATCAGTAGGGTAAAGATATCCGAGCGCACCATTACTAGCAGTAGTAGTGGTAATTCCAAATTTTATTCTACCCCCGAAATTTGCACTTAAATCAGCAGCATGAATCGCATTAACTGCTTCAGCACTACCTGAAACTTCCGAGTCAAAAGTTAAATTATTATAAGTAAGACTTGGACTTGCTCTCATTGGAACTGGGAATTGACCCAAAACTCTTGCTTCATCTTGAGAACCTGCAACTATACCGCTAAATATAAAAGCATTTGCAACTAATCCAAATTTCCAGAAATATCGCTGACACCTTCTTAATTCATCTATATACGACTTGTGTTCAAAATCAGAGCAATGGTTGCCTACTTCTAGCTGAACTCCTGTTATATAAAAATCATTAGAAGTACTATCTGCAAAATTTAATTGGCCTACTCTACTGTTGGCATTAGCGGCTGCTGCCCATGTTGTTGCTAAAGTTCCACTTGTAAAGTCAGTACCAGCCACTAAAACAAATTTAACAGTTAAGGATAAATTACTGTCATTACCAAAAGCACCTGTAGTATCTGCTGGAAAATTTAAGGTGTATCTATTCCAATTTGAATCTGAAACAGTATAAGTTTTGCCACACATTCTTGAGTTATCACCATCTAACAAAAGAACAACATAAGTCCCTGTTTTATTTGTTTTTACAGAAAAACTTACAGCAAACTCTTTTGCTGACGCTGTACCTTTAAGAAAATGCTGTAAATCCTGACCTTCTAATCTTTGTTCTAATTCTAGAACTGAACCAGACGAAAGAGAAGTATTTGCCGTTGTGCAATCTAATTTATAAGAATAACCAAAACCATCTGGACTTTCTGTTGATTGACTAACTGTATATGTTCCACAGCTACTACCTGCAAATTTCCATCTGTCAGGAGCGTCAGCATATTGACTGCTTGACACACTTGCTTCAGAAGTGCCACGTTGAGCTACTTGCATAGCTCCGTTAATTATTAAATTACGGTTACTTAAATTATTAGTTATTTTCGCTGTACATGTTCCATCGCTTGCCAACGTTATGGCATCGCTTGATGCGGAATTGGAACGGATTCCGTCTACTTTTAATGTACTCATGGTTTAGGATACTTGTCTTTTGTTTTCTTAATTTCTGCCTTCCAAGCATCAATACCAGAATGGTAAATTAAATCCAACTGATCGACCACGGAGGGATATTTAAATTCTCCAACAGTTCTGTCTAGTTTATATTGATTTGCAGTTTTGTCAGAAGCGGCTTTTGCTTCTTCTGCATCTCTAGCTTTTTCTTCTTCAGCTGTAAAGGCAACTTTTGAGCCATTAATATTATGATAACGTGTCATGTTTTAATTCCGTAAAGAGTAAATTTACCTAAAGCTATATTTCCAGAAGATAGAAAAAATTTAAGTCCAGTAGTAGCTGAAGCTTCGTTTACCGTTCCACCAATATATGTCATGTTATTAGAAGAAGTATTATTTTTACCTATACCACTACCCATAAGTTTTAAACGGTTATTGGCTGGAAAACCACTTATATAATAGAGACCCATCCAATCTTCATTAATTACATCACCAGTAGTACCGTTTCCGATACCATGACGTATTATTTGAAATTGAGCTACACTATTATAACCATGATCTCCATCAGTAAAAGCATGAATCCAAGTTGAATATTCACTTGAAGAATAATCACCACTAGCAGTTTGAAGCCTCATTTGTAATGTAACATCGTCAGTTACAGGTTGTAAATCTGCTATAGCAACTGCATATGTTTTATAGGTATCAAAAGCTCCTGTTATCGAGTTAGTAAAAGTTACATTAGCGGTGCTGCTTGTAATTGTTGTCGTAGAAAGTTTTACCCAAGTATTATCATTATCATTAGCATCTGTTGCCCATCCAAGATTTCCTGAACCATCAGTTTTTAATAATTGGTTAGCACTACCATCAGCGTTAGGTAACTTAAAAGCTACTTCACTAGATGAAGGTGCGGATGTAGGTGGGTTTAGCGATACCGCATTACCACCAGAATGTTTTAATTTTAATGAACTCATATTATGTATCTCCTAAACGTGTAAAAGTAAAGGTAGTTGCATTTTCACCATCATAACCAACAAGGTTATTTTGAGTGGCATCTGAAGCTCTTACTTGAAATCTACACCTAAAATTAGAAGCATTTGTAACATCTACTAATTCTGTAGCGTTAAAATTACCATAAGCTCCACCACTTGTTGAACCTCCTACTGCATAGCCGACAACTGTATAATCCGTACCACTATTAGAACTCATTTCAGTCCTTATTTGTGTATAGTGCATTTCACCAGAACCGCTATGTAGATAACCATTCGCTTGGATTAACCATTTTCCAGTACTAGGAAAAGTAAAGACTCCAGAACTTTGAGACATTCCTGTTCCGATATGTGTTGAGAAAGTATTATCTTGACGTTCTAAATTTGCTGATATTACTGCCCAACTTGCAGTTAAAGCAAGAGTACTTGACAGTCTCCATTGATCAACTTCTTGTACTCCTTTTACTGAACCCGAAGCTTTTGCTACTGTTACAGCACTAGCAGCGAGCATATCGGTATCCACGATACCATCAGGTAAACCACCAGCAGATATTCCTGTAATAGTGCCATTACCGTTAATTGTTATTGCCATAATTTTAAACGATTGTCCATGTTTCACCAGAGCCAACCGTTACAGTTACTCCGTTGTTTATTGTTATAGGACCAAATGATCCTGCGTTGTAATTGTTTTGAATGGTGTAGTCGTGGGTAACTGTTTGCTCATTTTCCCAAAAGATCTTATTAGCATTACTGTTACCACCTGTAGCTCCAGCTGAAGCATTACCCCATGAGATGTCTGTACCATCAGATGTAAGGACTTGTCCGTTAGAACCTACAGTTAATACTGCTGGATCTCCACTAGAGTCTCCATAGATAATTTTACCTCTGGCAATTCCTGCCATTTTAGCAAGAGTTACTTGATTATCAGCTATGTGAGCTGTATCTATACTACCATCAACATAATGTTCTGA